ATATCAGTACAAGTAAAATCCGGTATCTTCGGAGCACGTTTCTTATAGTCTTTGATAGTTTTAGTTTTGGGCATAACTGATCCTATTAGTTTAGTCCTCTTAATACAATCAATCTTTTTATAGAGAAAATATATACGAAAAAATTTTGTGTTATTTTTTGTATGATTATTTATAAGATAAAGCCGTGATAAGTCATTACTATAAGTGTACTCTGAGTATTCTCTGCCAACCCTACATGGCTATATATAAGTTATAGAACTTGAAGATATATTAAATAGAATAGTACACACCAGATAAGTCCCTTAATAAGAAAGAACCAGAAGCCAACCTTTAGAAGTAATTTTAGCTTCGAAAAAATTTTATTCATAAAAGATACTCCTAATTTATGCCGATGCCGTTACTTGATTTTATAGATTACGGCTAGCTATTACTATTTAACTGGCCCCCCTTATGGATTTAAATCTATCTGGTTTGCTCTTATTGTTCTACTGCCTGTCGTATTACTGGTATGCTGGCCTTCTACTGTTTCTGATACTGAGCCGGCTACTGTGACATTCATATTGCCACCAACCTTTAAATTGTAATCACCGGCACTGTTTACGTTTACTTTGCCTTTTACTGTGACTACGTTTATGTCACCATCATCTACTTGTATATTGATATTAGCGTTGGCGCCTATCTGTATGTCATAGTGATTGTTTAATTGTCCACTCTTATTGATATACAGCTTATGGTGGCCGTCAATTGATATGTCACTATTGCCTGTAATAGAGCTATAGCTATTGTCATCAGTAATTGTAAATTTGTCACCCTTTGTTAATTCGACTACTGTGCCGTTAGGATGGAATTCTAATGAGCTCCCTGTTCTGTGACGTAGGTGTATTCTTTCGTGTCTTATCTCATCATCTGTATTTGGATTCGTTGGCGGCGTGTCATCAAACTCCAATAGATGGCCTGATTCGGATTCATAGACGTTATTGTATGGATAGACAGCTGCATAGGGTATAGCCGGCTGATCCCACGTAGTATTATCACTTGCAGCTATCAATGAACCATCAGCTGCCGTAGTGGTATTAAAGTCTGCATTAGGCACATTTAACACTCTTGCTGCTTCTCTTATGGTCAAAGCTAGATGGGGATTGGCTGCGTCATTTACTGCAAGCCGGTTGACATCTGGCTCATTCTTATACTTCGGATAGATACCATTTGGATCATAAAAGCCTTTTGATGGCTCAGCTAATTCACTTGGCTTCCCTGGCAACGATCCCATAATCACAGCCTCATTACGTTCACCATCACGGAAATAACCCATCACCCAAGAGCCTTCAACTAAACTATGATTACTCCAGCCAATACCATTAATTCCACTAGACGTAACAGGTAGCATACATTGAGACCAAGGCAATCTATTCGTAGGCAGTGTAGTCTTATTGTCAGTATGCGTCCCTAATATACGAACACGCACACGGCCAGCCTTTAATGGATCAGCTCTATCTTCGACAACTCCAACCCACCAAACCCATTTACTTCCTAAAAACTCACTCATACTAAAACCTTTCTACCGATATGCCGTTCGTTAAGACTGCTTGGCTTTGCACTATTAATAACCATTTGTATTAAGCCTACGCACAGCTCGTTATATTGTCTATTATGTATAATTGAATACGCATCAAGGCCTTTATCATTGAAAATACACTGTTTAGCGCCGATAATATATGATTTAAGCAGGTCTCTGTGGCTTCTGTGATATAGTGAGAGTACCGTTATGAGTATCTTATCTACATAATACTTACATAGTTCTTTCTTTGTTCTTGTATTGTTCTTACCGTTCATAAGTGTTTTATCTCTCATATCTTGCCGTTATGTGTGTTTATGGCCACCTTCATAGCCCGAGCGATTCTCGGTGATTATCCCATTATTTTAGGATTTGAACCATCTACCAATAACTCGTCTATTGTGTATTGATTAATAACTCCTCTTTCTTCTTTTTCTCTGCCTGTAAATGTATCCACGATCTCATTTGGATATGGTGTTCTTACGGCATCTTTTAATACTTCTACGTTCATTATGTGTTTGTTAAACGTAGGTGAAATCTCGTGGTGGATAGTAGATACTAGGTACCTTCCACTCATATAGGGATCTGTTTCAAGTGGATTTTCATCATCTTTAGGTGTAAATGCTGGTAGATTAACAGCCACTAAGTCACCACAAGATAATCCTGTAAATCCATTCAATGTCAGTTCTAATTTAAATGATTCAAATGCCATACGTTGTGACATTCTTTTTTGTAATGTTGCTTTACTGTCAAAGCCTTCTGTCGTTTCAAATGATTCTGTTGTGTCTGATGTATAAATTAATACCCCTTCTGGATAGTCTGATACAAACTTCTGATCTTCTACATTTATCAATGGCGCTATAGATTTATGTTCTGTTTTACCACCATCTTTATCGTGTTCGGTATGAAACGACTTCTCATATTCGTTATGATAATCAAAATCTTGTATAGAAAATGATTTCTTAAATGCATCGTGTGATATTAAACGACTACAATATACACCATTACGACTGTTCTTTAAAGTGTTTGTTTGTTCCTTTACATTGTAGTCCAGTATGACTTGCATGTCAGATAGTATGTCTTTATTGCCCTTACCATCACGTTGTCCTGCTGTTTTGTATTCATATCGTGCAACAACTGGTCTGGCGACAGTGTTTGTCCCTGCTAACATAGATTCTAGTGAACGGAAGTTATAACCAAAACTTGTTTCATAAAATAGATAACCAGCATTAAAATGTTTTTCACTTTGTGCTTTCTTTGACATTAAATCTATGGCTTCATTTGGTCTTACTCTTGGTGTTACAAAATCATATACACCCTTTGTTGGTTCTACAAATAAATCTTTTTGTGAATTGAAACCATCTTTTTCTCTTACAATGTCAGTCACCATATCTGATATGTTAGTTTGAAATGGTTTTGTTACTCTAACTCTTTCGTTTCTTATCATCTCACCAGAACAAAACATTAATTGATAATACATGGTTCCTTGTTGTTCTAAATTCTTTCTGTTCTTCACAGCATAGATATACATTGGATGGCCAGTCTTTTCTCTAAAATCAAAACCTTTTGACATAGATGGTGTGTGTACTGAAAATTCTATACGTTCAAATCCTGTAATAGGTAATTTCATTAATAAGTTTTGTGCATCTAATAATATGATACTACCAGATAGATGTTTGTTAAATATAGATTCGTAAATGTTTATCTCTGTGACCAGAGTTTTAATTGACATTTTCTTAGGCTGATTATCACCATCTGCACTTTGGTAAGATACTAGGCGAATATCATTGATTGTAAAATCGCCTGGACGGTTTAATTCGTTTGGATTAATTTTAGCATACATATTATTGACTTATCAATGTCTGAAATTCCTCTAATAGTGCAGGCAATACACCTGGACTTAATAGTTTAATTTGTCTTTTCTTTTCTTGTTCTCTGTCTTCGTGTTCTCTATTAGATACGATTTGTGCGCCAACATCTGTACTCTCACATTCTATTAGATGTGAGTAATCTGCTGATGTTTGTGGTCCACTAGATTGTACTTTTTCATAATGATGTATACCATCTGCTGTTACGTATTTCTCTTTTAACATTTTCTCAAATTCAAATGTTGTTAATGGCCAACCGTAATATCTATCAGTAACACCATTAAGCATTAGTATGACCCAATGTAATTCTGCATTACCATAAAATTTAAATGCAATACTCTCTGGTGTGTCACCATCAATTACATCATAACTATCGTATAGACTAGCCTCATCTTTTATCTTGGATCTAACTTTTACACGCCTCATTAGATCAGTAACAATTTTAGGATTACCATCCTTTTTTAAATCATAATAGCCTTTTGGGAACATTGAAAAATACATTAGAAACCTTCTGTTATTTTCTGTTTAGTCATTACCTCTGTCTCACCAAAGGTCATAGTCATTTTAGTTAGTGTAGGGAATGCACCTCTGTCATCACCTGAAAATGTTGTGAACACTCCTTCTGGTGATTGATCTACTTCCATAGACTTCAATACACATCTACTAATTTTAGGTATGTAACCATTTTGTTTATCCATGTACATATATGTCAATTGAAATTCTGCTGGTACTCTAAAGTAATCAGAACCTGCAAGTGTTTCTGGTTGCATATGAAACTTAAATAGTTTTATAATCTTATCTACTGATTCCATTTCTGTTCTATTCTTTGGTGCAAATTCAAATGTAAAATTAAATTCTCTCATTGGTACAGATTTAAATACCATTTCTAAATTAGGATTTCTAGCTTTACCGAGTGACTTATCTATAACTGCATTTAAATCACCAACTCCTGGTATTAATGTTAATGCAGTGTTCAATGCATCTTTCAATAAATCACCACTTATACTTCCAATAGTATCCAACATGCCAGAAAATCCTTGTTGTACAGCAAATCCTGCTTTACCTGTTTCTACCTGATCGTAATTAGCAGCATAGGTTGTCTTAACTTGTGGTGGCGTGTAGAGTATTATAGAATCTGTAACGTGATTGTGTGTGTTGTTTCTTTTATTAATTCCTGTATTGACTTTGGTTAATCTATCTAATATACCTCTATCTTTAAATGATTTGGCAGCACTAATATTAGACTTTTCACCAACTATATCACCTGTAAGGTCAGTGGTTAAATTAGGTTTCTTTACATAGTTACCATTTTGAAATGTACCAGTTTTAAATTGTGAGTGTTTTAACATAATGATGTCAAATATCATATAGTGCCCAGCACCTAAATTTGATACATCATTTGGATAATACACAGTTCCATATTCATATGGATTTTGTTTTATTACAGCTGTTGGTGTGTCGTCACTGATCTCTAATGGTGACTTGTTCAATAGTTTTGCCGCAGCTAGATTAGTTTGTGCACTGTTCTTTCCTGAATCTATAAAACCTGATATACTTGATGAGAACCCACCAACTAAATTAGATAGATTTGACTTAACAACACTTGAAATTTTACTTTTAAAATTCATACATAAATATCCTTACAGAGTATATTTATATGAAATACAGAAGAAGTTTTAAAGGTTTATATAGACCTACACATCCAAACAAATACGTTGGCGATTCAAATAGAATAGTATATAGGTCCTTACTAGAAAGACGTTTGATGGTTTATTTAGATAAAAATGATGCTATTGTTAGTTGGGCTAGTGAAGAATTGTCTGTTAATTATCGTTCACCTATTGATAAGAAGATACACAGGTACTTTCCTGACTTCTTATGTAAGACTAAAAATGGTGAAAAGTTTATGATAGAAGTAAAACCATCACGCCAATGTAAAAAACCAAAGACACCTAAACGTAAAACTAAAAGTTGGATGAGAGAACAGTTTGAGTGGATTAAAAACCAAGCCAAATGGGATGCAGCAATAAACTATTGTGAAGATAATAATATGAAATTTAAGATTATGACAGAGAAAGATTTAGGTGTTACTTTTTAAACTTCTAAACCACCGTTTAATATATTAAATGTTCTATCATTATTGTGTGGTGAACTGCCCACCATAGTTTCTGATTTACTAGAATTGATTACATTGTTTGGCGCAATGTTTGTAAGTATAGTTTCCATAGACTTTTGTGCATCATTTTCCGGTACCATATATTTTAAATTTTGTGGTTGTAAATCCATATTAGCACTGATAGGTTTAAATCCTGGTTTATATTCACCTTTTATAAAATCATAGTTATCTGAGTTTCTAATTGTAGCATCACCATCTTG